CAGCGAGTTCAGCCTGGTGGTGCTGTCTCGCTGCTGCGCCTCCGCTCCGCCTGTTCACCGCTACAGAGCCGCCGCAAACTACAAGAGTAGCGGCCTGCCGAACTGGGCGTGTGACACAGGAGAAGGTTTTCAATGTACGCCTGCTGGCTGTGAGTGTCCAGTGTGTTGTCATCGCTGCCCTTTCTCAATGATTTGTTGCACTGCTTCGATCCGTTGGCCGAGCCAGCGCACAACAGGCACAGCGAACCCGTTGCCAATGGCTTTGTATCGGTGTCCGTCTGTTGCCACTGCTCTGCCCCTGAAAGGGACTGCTGTGTGGTTCTCAGGTAGGCCCTGCAAGCGTTCACACTCTAGCGGTGTGAGACGCCTGACTTGCGACCTCTGCGCTATTTTGGGAGTGTGCGACGTTGCACCTAAAGTGTGACATGGACCGCCTGGTTGCGGGTTCGCGCGGTTGACAGGACTCGTGATCTGTCCAGTGTCAAAAGCTATCGGTGCCTTGTGGTTGCATGTAAGAGTAGGAGCACTCCCAGATCGAACCTCTGAACCACCTTGGCCTGTAGCCATTACCTGTAAATGGCCCCCCGCTGCCCCTTCACTGTTCACACTGTCACGCGCTTGCAGGGTTGACACGATGTGGTTACTCGTGGCTACTCCTTCTGTGCTTGGGATGCCACCCTTTGCAAAACTTGCTGTAAGTGTGCCGGCAGTGTGCGCCCTCGTCGTTCTGCTCTGCGGAGTATACCGGCGCAAGCCTGCGGGCTCAAACAGTACCGCAGCAGGTGGTCGCCAGTCTCCATGATAGCCGACAAGGAAGACTCGACGCCTTCGTTGGGGAACTCCAAAGTGCTGCGCGTCCAACACTCGCCAGGCGAACCCATACCCATGTTCTGCCAGTGTGTGGAGCAGCAAGGCAAAATCGCGTCCTCCGTTGGAACTGAACACGCCTGGGACGTTCTCCCACAAAATCCATCTCGCTCGTAAGTGTCGAGCCAGTCGGACATGCTGAACGGCCAGTGAACCACGCTGGTCAGCCATGCCGCCTCGCTGTCCTGCGACAGAGAATGACTGGCACGGCGTTCCTCCAATAACCAATCCAACTGCTTGAGTTTGCTCACTTCTCATCACCTCCGTGAAGTCGCCCACGTTGGGCGTGTGTGGCCAGTGGTGTGCAAGGACAGCACTGGGGAAGGGGTCGATCTCCGCAAAGAACTCGCACTCCCAATGTACGGGTAGCGCCAGCCTGCATGACCCGATCCCGCTACAGATTGATGCATATTTCATCGTGGCCCCCTTGCTACGCTGGTGTAGCAACGAAACAGCCAGTAGCGTCCGTCGATCCAGCGTGCTGGGACGTGCCGTTCACCGGCCTCTACACGGGTGTAGAACGACTCTGCGATCCCGAGACGGAGCGCCATCGTGTGGGCGTCAATTCCCTGCTCGCGTCGGATTCGTTTGAGCTCGTCGGGTGTAAGTGTCATTGTCGTCACCCTCTTCCTGTGCCTGGATCGTGATCAGGCACCGTGGCGTCGTGAACCCAGTGGCTCAGGTCCTCGACTCTGTCTGCTAGATTTGGCAAACAGAGCGCTTCCAGGACGAACGCGCAGATCCACAGCATCTCTGATACAGGGTGTGCGATCATGTTGTGAACGGTCCAGCCCATGTTCAGTTTTCGTTTCATCGTCTGCCTCCTCTCTTTGCGTTCGCAACCTTCCACAGCGTACCCGGCTGTGGGTTGGGTTTTCGGGTGTGCCGGGTGAGCTGCCCGGTCTCGGTACGAAACCAGTAGTCGAGCACCAGGCACCCACGGCGATCGCAGTAGCGAACCTCTGTTTTCACGTGCGTCTGTGTCTCAGTCATCCTAGCACCTCCTCGAGCGTGGCGAGCAGTTTCAGATCCCGAGCTCGCCAGTACCACATGGTACGGTTGCCGTCTCTGCCGCTGCGTTTGCACTCGTTTGCTCTGAAGAGGTCGATTCCGAACAGCCCAACCGGGCACGTTGTGCCAGGCGGCAAGTAGCGCTGATCGCCGAGTGACGGTGTCGACTCTCGGTGAAGGAACAGTAGCCAAAGAGGAATTCCTGTATGGCGCTGGCAGTCGCGATAGTGCGCCCAGAGCCGATCGTCGATCCCAGTGTTCCAGCATTGGCCCTTGCGGTACCACGCGAACCGGCTTTTCTGCTTCACCTCCACCCACCGCATACCGTCCGTGGTCGCGCACAGCAGGTCAGGACACACGATCGCCCTTTCATCCTTGTAGGCCACTGGTGCCCCTCCTTGGTGGCTGTGAAGAGTGTAGCTCGGGCTACCAATCGGGATCACGGTGTGGCCTTGGCGCAAGAGCCATTTTGAGACGAGGGACTCGCCAGCGTGGCCGAACGCGAGAGAGTTTTGAAAATCACGCGGTGACGACATGCAGCACGCTCCCAAGCGCTTGGTGCGCCTTTGTGAAATCGTGAACACGTTCGCCCATATACAGGATCGCTTGACCCTGCAACGGTGCTCCACTGGGCTTGCCTTCTGGGTCCACGAATTTGATGCGGCCAGCAGGGAAGCACACAGCGCTGGCTACCTGGAGCATCCGACGAAACCACGCGGTCTCGGTGGCGTTGTTGACAAGCACGATCGCCTCTTCGATATAGCCAGACTCGTACTTTGACGAAACAGCCTCAGCGAACTGCGCGATCAGTGGCTGGGCGTACGGTGGATTAAGCCACACTCGTCCGTGCCAGGGCTGCTGAAGCCCGTCCTGCTCCGCTGTGAAGATCTGTTTTGCGCGGACCGTCTTGTTGGCGATCGGGCTGCTGGCTGGGTCAAGATCGATCTCTCCCAGACAGGTACGCGCAGCCTCTATGAACACGGTGGGCGTGTACCACTCGTTGTTCCCACTGTTGTGGGCGACGTGGACCGCTTTGGGTTGAGCCTGCTCCTTCGCTCGAGTGACGGTGCGGGCGTGGCCTTGCTGGACGGCCTCGAGACATTGGCGCTGTTTGTCGTGCGACAGATCCAGGATCCCGACAGCGTCACCGGCTCTCAGTGTCCCGTCGATGCAGGCCGACACGATCTCGGGTGCTGCCTGCTCTCGCAGCTTTTTAGCGCGAGCGATCCCGCGTGCACTGGTGCCGACGGCCTCGGCAGCGTTGTCGCGAGCGTGGACTGGGTTGTCGCCACCAGCTTTTGGCCAATTGGCCAAAAGCTGGGGTGTTGCTCCGCCCGTGCTGGTGGCCTGGCGCTTCCTCGCCTCGATCGCGTAGTACTCCTCTACCTCAGCGCCGACGAAGCCGAGCTGAGTGGGGTTGAGGTGGCGTCGGTGCAGGTTCAAGCTGAGCACGTACGGAAGGAGCTCCGCGTCGGTGCCGTCGAACGTGTAGAAATCTGGTTTCACGCCAGCAGCGAGACACGCTCGATAGCGGTTGCGTCCGTCGATGATCGATCCGTCGGTGTGAAGGCAAATCGGGTCTCTGAGTCCGTGCTCTGCGATGTCGTTGGTGAGGGCGTCGAACTCCTCGCCGCTGAGCAACGGGAACAGGTTTGCCAAAGGATGGTACTGTCGCTCTGTCACTGTGTCTCTCCTTATGTGAAAATCTGTCGTGTGCGGTCAAATCGGATGTGGGCCTCGGCGGGTGCTTGGCCCTGTCGCTGTTTGTCAACCAAGATCATCTCTTGGCCGTCCTCCTCGTGAAGGAACAAAATCGCGTCGGCGTCCTGCTCGAGCTGGCCTGTCTCACGGAGGTCGGCTTTCGTGGGCCTGGGGTTGGGGTTGGAACGGCTCGCCCTCTTCTCGATCCCACGATTCATTTGGCAAAGGAGAAGCACTGGGATCGAGAGCTCCTTGGCGAGCGCCTTGAGCTGACGACTGCAATCGGCGAGCTCGTTCTCGCGGCTGTGGTATTCGCCCACGCCGCTAAGGAGCTGAAAGTAATCGACGATCAGGAGGTTCAGCGGTTTGGCTCGGTGCCACTGTCGCACCTGTGCCCGAATTTCTCCAATCGTCTGCTCGGCTCCGTCGTCCAGACAAAGATCCCAGCCCTGCATCCGCTCAGTGGCTCGTGTCAGACTGTCGTATCGGCTGACGTCGATCCCGCGTTCGCGGCGCATGTCGGCTGTCGAGACACCTGACATGCTCGAGAGCCACCGCATGGCGAGTTGGGTAGACGCCATCTCGAGCGAGACAAACCCGACACGCCCGCCCTCACTGAGGAGATGGCGTGCCCACTGCAACGCGAACGCGGTTTTTCCCTGACCTGGCCGTGCAGCGAGCACCACGAGATCGGGAGGTAGCACCACGAGGAGCTCGTCGAGTTGGGCGAGGCCAGACTTCACCAGCCCCGCTGCGCCGTACTGGTACTCTCGGATCGCGTCCCAGGTGTCTCCTAAAATTTTCTGCATCGTCTGGGGTTGGGCGGGTGCGCGGTTGGCCTCCTCCTCTGCGGCCTGGGTGAGCAGGTCCAGAGCGTGGCTCGCGGTGAGTGCAGACGTAACGTCGTGGTGTACGCGAGCCGTGGCCAACCACACCGATCGTCGGCGAAATGCGTCTTCCACAAGGCCAGCATAGTAGGTAGGCCCGATCGCGGTGATGTGGTCAGAGAGTTCCGTCACATACGGCAGGCCACCAAGGTTGTCGATCCACTGAGCAGCGACTGTGACCACTGTGCCCAGGTCGATCGAGCCATGCTCGCGGTGCGCGGCAGCCATCGCCCTCCAGACGTACTGGTGTCTAAAGTCGTAAAAATGCTCGGGTGTGAGCCTGTCGCTCAGCTCGGGCCAGTGCTCGGGCTGTAGCAGTAGCCCTCCTAAGACGTGCCGCTCGGCCTCTACGGCGCTGGGCGGTTCCAGCTTCAGGTGCGAAATTTCGCGATCTGCTGTTCGAGTAGCCACTCGATCTCCTCCTCTGTGTGGGGTTGGTGTGTCGCTCTGTGTTGGGTTGGTGTGTCGCTGGCTGGCTCGGGTGCTCGCTCAGGAGCTCGAGCGTGGGGCTTCAGCTCGCCCTCGCGGGTGAGGAGCTGCGCGACGTAGCCCCAAGGAAATCGGGCGCGGTGGATCGCCTCCCAGATCTCCGGGCTGATCTCGCTGGGCTGTGTCCGTGCGAGGAACACCTGAAGTCTATCACGGACTGTTGATTTTACGCGCTGGGGTGCGCTCCGCTGGTGTGGAGCGAGCGCCTGAACCCAGCGGGCTGGCACCTCCACCGATCGGTGGTGAGTCTTCGGTGCGGGTGGCCTGGTAACCACTGCGGCTCGGTAGCAGTACGAACGCGGGCCAGCGCTGACGCGCTCGAGCACTCCTGCGTCGACTAAACCCTTCAGTGCTCGCTGTAGCGAGCGAGCCGATCCCGCAAAAATCGAGGTCAGCGCCTGGGTGGTGGTGTCAGCGTTGGGCGCTGAGCACACGAACAGGGCTATCGCAAACTGTTGGTCTGTGATCTCGCCTGCTGTGTGGAGTGCTGCTAGTCGTTTCATCACGTCCTCAGTCTGGGTGTGCGCGACCGCCAGGGAGCAGTCGCACACCCTTAGATCTACTCTCTCCGAAGGAGAGAGTCTTCTTTAGATCATCGCAAGTCTGGTGCCAGGATCGGGCCATCGTCGGATCTGTCGTCACTGTGGGCATGATCGGCGCCTCCTCGGCTTGTTTTTGGGCGAGTCAAACGACAGTCAAGCGACAGTCAGACGACAGGCCATTTTCTAAGCTCCTGTTCTCACAGGGAAAAAGGGGCGAGTCAAACGACAGTCAAGCGCCAGTCAAACGACAGAGCCCTTCGAAGGGCGGCTCCCTGGGTGCGTGCAGACATACTGTGATCTGACGGATACACGCACCCAGGAGGGCCAGAAAAACGACGATCGTGACACACACAGAAACCACGATCGTCCTGGGCAGGGTGATCGTAACCGTCCACTAGTAATGGTTGTGACTGCCCAGATC